GTCTTGATCTTCATCCGCGCGGTGTACGTTGTGAGGTTCACGAGCGCACCAGCGGCGTCCGTCCACGTAAACGTGCGCGTGAAGTCTGCGCCCTGCTCGATCGTGAAGTTGTACTCGCCCGCCATCAGTCGCCCCCAAAGCGGTAGTCGCGGTAGGGCCACAGAAGGAACTCGGCGCCCTGTGGCATCTCCTGCACGATCGATCCTCTATCCGTGATCACGACGTTCTCGCGATTCGCGTACAGATGGCCGACCGTCAGCTTGATCGCTGCCTTAATTCCTTCCGGCACGTCACCCGGATCGCCGTAGCCCGCGACAAAACGCAGCGCCACGGCGTTGGCCTGCTGGATCGGGATCGGCCAGATGCGTCCGAACGGCAGCGTCACCCGCCCCGGTGCCGCGTATGGCCCTGCCGGCGCATCGACGAGGTAGTCCGTCGTCACCGTCATCGTCTGCGTCGCGCCGTTACTATCGACGTACGCAAGACTCGTCACGCTGACCAATGGCGGCAACGGAACTTCGATGTAGGCGGGGAATCCGTCGAGTTTCAAGTCCCACGTCTGCGTCACAAGGGCTCGACGAGTGAACGCTTCCGCCGCCTCGCGCGCACCCGCGATCAACGATTCGATCAGCGCATCCTCATCTATGTTTTCGACGCGCAGATGCAACTTGGCGTCTGCCAGTGTGATCGGTTCGTTTGCGGGTGCGGTGACAAGTGAGAGTGCCATCGTGTCCTTCGTGGGGAGAGAGGGCGGGCGGACAGGCTAATCACACCCGCCCTCTCAGTGGTCAAGGAAGACCCTTACGAACTACACCGGCACTTCTTCCCAGGTGCATCCGTAGATGACCAGAGGAGTCGTGCCCGCGGCGGCGGTCGCTTGCAGCGAGACAGCCGCGCCTGGCGGCACGACGATCGCGCCGTTGATGTCATCGTCCGCACGCCACGGCGTCAGCACGCTTGACGCCAACATCGGCGGAAGGTTCGTGAACAGACGGGTCAGCACACCCGCCACGACCGTAGCCGTGGTGAGCGGCTTGCCCACCGCAGCCTTGCCGCTGCCGTTGCCGGCCACGGCGGTAATCGCCGTGCCCGAGACAGCCGCGCCAGCTTGTACCGTCGCCGTGTGCATGATCCAGTTCACGAAGCCGATGCCGAGCGTACCGGAGAGGTACGACATGCTCGCCTTCAGCACGACCAGATCAAAACCGGAGTTCGACGGGTTGTACAGCGCGAACGCTGCCGTGGTGCCGATGGCCGTACCAGGTGCGACACCCGTGACGGCGGTAGCGCCAGAGAAGACGTTGCCACGCTTGTTCGTTTCGTACAGGTCGGCGTGGAGTTTGGAGTTGATCTCCTCACCCGTCCGACCGATGCGCCCCTCGCCGGTGTTGCCATCGGCGAGGGACTGCGTTCCAATGAGTTTCGGTGCCATGTTTCTCTCCTTACGCCGCCACGACAGCAGCGCCGTCGTCGATCGGGATGTACGTCAGCCGCCAGCGGTAGGCGAGTGTCGCGTTGGTGTTGGCGGTCACGGCGTCGATCGTTCCGATGCCGACAACGATCGGCTTCACCATGCCGCCGATGTTGCCGCCTGTCGTGACTCCACCAGCCTGGAGTGCCGTGGAGATCGCCGTGCCGTCCACGGACACGAGTTGCCCGATGACTGCGGATGCAAGTGAGGCCGAAGCGCCGCACATGTTGTTGGCCGCGCCCACGGTGGGGACGGCTGAGAACAGCAGCGTGGTCGCCGTGGCATCGCCTGCTGCGGTGCAGATCCCGATGAGGCTCGTGATGTACACGAGTCCGCCGGAAACTGTGAAGTACGGCGTGGTTGTTGCGGTAGCGGGCAGCACTGCCGACGCGCGCGGCACCGAGATGCCGAGCAAGTTCGATCGCGCTGCCTGACCTGTGTATCGAAGGTCTGCCATGTTCTCAGTCCTCCTAGACGATCACGGTCGCGTTGGCAGCGCCGCGGCTGTAGCGGTTCGGGCCGCGACCGAGGATGGCGACGATGCTGGTCACAACGGGATCGTTCACGCCTTCCACCGAGGTCAACTCGATGAAGCCGTAGCCGCTCGCCGCCATGTCCTTCGCATCCGCTTCGACGAGGACGATCTTCGCGCCACCCGCCGTGGTCGTGAACCCTGCCGCCGCGCGCCGGGTGATCGCGCTGTCCGTGTCACCCGTGTTGGTCGTACCGATGATCTCCCGGCTCCAGAAGGCAATCGCCGAACGGTTCGACGGCGTTACGTCGTCACAAGCATTGACGGTAATCACCGTCGTCGCCGTGCCGCCGGTCGCGACGCCCATCGCGATCACGAACAGAATCCGTCCGTGGTCGCGCATCGAGTACACGTCGGACCGCTTCGTGCTGTCGAGTCCGTCCGCAATCGGGCTGAGCGCCATCGCGAACTTCATGTTTTCAAGCATCAAAGACATTTTTGTTTCTCCTTGCAGCCGTTCTTAGAGGCTGACTAACTTATGCGCGGGTGGCGAGCGTGATGAACGGGCTCAAGGTGTTCGTGCCCTTGTACGGCGTCAGTGCGGCGTTGCGCTTCGGCTGGCCGTCCGTGCGGAGTGTCCAGCGGAACACCGTCTCGTCGGTCAGGAAGGCGACGTGGATCGAGGAGTCGGCGTTGATGCCGCCCTTCTCGATCATCTTGTACTGCGCGAAGTCGGCGAAGATGATGTCGCCCACCGTGCCCACCGTCGATGCCTGCTCGATCGGCGTGATCGGGCGGCCCATCAGCGTGCCGAACGGTGCGTTCGCCATGTTCGCGTTGAGGAACACCGGCACACCGCCGAGACCCACAACCTGCGACATCTGGAACAGCGCAGGCCAGCAATCCTGGTTGATGTACCACTCCGCGCGGCTCATCGACGAGGCGATCATGCGGGCGTACATCTTCTGCACGTTCTCGGTGTTGATCGTCGCGGCGGTCTGGTTGGTCTCCTTCGTGATGCTCACCGTGCCCGCGTGGCCGAGAACGCCCAGCGGCATGCCCGCGCCCGTGCCGCGCAGCAGCGCGTCGTCGAGCTTGAAGCCAAACTCCTCCGTGAAGGCGGTCGTCGCCTCGGCTCCAAGAGCCGTCGTGTCCATCAGGAGCTCGTCGGTGGCGTAGTACAGACCCGTGAGCTTCTGGAGGCTCAGTTCGATCTGGCGGTACTTCGGGCGCGAAGCCGTCAGTGTTGCGCCTTCACTCGTCCAGTAGGCGAGTACCGAACCCCAGCGCGACCCGTCCACGCGGGACGTTTCGTCGATCGCATTGATCTTGAGGCCGTTGGAGTTGGGACCGATCGGCGTGCGGTCGGTCTTGCCCGCCAACACCGCAGCGGCGTGGACGAGCTTGATCAGCTCGCCCGAGAAGTCCGTCTGCACGCGGAATCCGCCATCTGACGGTGCGGCTTCGTTCGCGCCCGTGCCCGCAGCCTGGATCTCCAGCAGCCGGGAGTCGGTGGCGTGCGGGTTGATCGCCGCCATCTGGACGGCCTTGAGCTGCTCGCCGAAGCTCTTGAACGGCGTCGGCAGCGAGTCAGCCTTGGGCTTTGCCGCCTGCGTGGCCTGCGTGGCCTGTGCGGTGGCTTCCTCGCGCTGCCGCTCGGATGCCTCGTGCGCCGACGTGAAGGCGGCCAGTGTGCTCATCTCGTAGTCGATGGCCTTGATCTCGGCCTTGTAGCCATCGGACTCGGCCATCTGCTCGTCGGTAAGACGCGCCTTGTCGGTTTCCGCCTTCGCGAGAAGCGCCATGCCTTTCGCGACAACCGCTGCGCGCTCTGCCCGCAACGTGGTGATTCGATCCATTGTCGTTGTCTCCAGTGCTTGTCGGATTGCACCGGGACAACAGAAAAGGCGCGCCCGGCGCAACCGCATTCGTTTTGCGGCTGAACTGGTCGCGCCTCAACTCGTGAAGCGTTATCAGATCGTTCGTTGCTGCCCTGAAGTCAACTCGTGACTCTCGCGCACCAACCCTACGTGTCGTTGTCTACTTTACGCCAGCACACGCGGCGCTGTCAACCGATCTTCGCGTATTCCCACCGCTCGCGCTCGATCTGGTGCTGCACTTCGGGGTCGAACTCCGCCACCACCCCGCCATCAGCAGAGGCGACGATCTCCAAATCCTCGAACGCCATCATGCCGCCACTGGCGATCATGGAGTCACGAAAGGTGCCAACCTTATCGGCCATACCCATCGAGACGGCATCCTTTGCCGAAAACACACGCCCTTGCCCCATCCCGTCCCTGACAGTCTGCTGCGACACCCTCCGGCCTCTAGCGACTGCCGAGACGAATTGGGAGTAGTACCCGTCGATCAATTTCTGCTCGTGCGCGCGGGCCTCGTCGGAAAGAGGCGCAAACTTGTGTCCGTCAGCCTTGTGTTTTCCTGCACTGAGAACCGTCATCTTGATTCCTAGGTTCTCGGCCATGACAGACACGTCCTCATGTACGGCCATCACGCCGATCGAGCCGACCATCGAGGACGGCGAGGCGATGATCTCGTGAGCTTGCGAAGCCACCCAATAAGCAGCGGAGGCCATCATGGTATTTGCCACCGCGACGATCCGCTTACTCGATCGCGCCTGAAACACAGCATCGGCAGCTTCCTCCACTCCGTTTACCTGGCCGCCGGGAGAGTTCACATCAAGCACGATCGTCCCCACGCCATCGTCGGCGGCGAGTTTCCGCATGATTGCCCCCAAGCTCTCGCTACTTGTTCCGCCGTGCCCGAACAAGTCATCGAGCGAACTGCCGCCCTTTTGGGTCATCACGCCTTGAATCGGT